GTGAAATTCCCCTTCTCTAAGAAAAAATCGGACGAAAATCTAAGTCGTCGAGAAATCGCGGCGCGTCGTCGAACTGAGAGTTACGATGATCTGCCCGCTCAATCATATCGTCGGAACAGGACGCTTAATAGCCGCCAAACATCCTCTCCTTTGGAAACTTCTGAGAGACTTGAAACTCACGAATTAGTAAAAAAACGTCGCCGTGTAATGCGGAAAATGCTTGCGACTGCGGTAAGTTTGCTTATTGTGATATTCCTTTTGTTTCAATTGACAATCAATATTTCAGTCCAAACTCCCGACGCAAAGAGTTCCAGTAGCGCTAATAAATACGTAGGCGTTCTTAATGAATATTACAGTGCTCATCCGGCGGAGAGATTTCGGTTCTTCCTCAATAATAATGACTTAAAGCAATTCTTTTTGCAGAAAGCTCCTGAGGTAAAAAACATTCGCGTGGAGGGGGATTTTCTAGCGCGATCAGCCGTTAAGTTGACGTTTAGACAGCCAGTGGCCCAGTGGTCTTCTGGGGATAAGATTTATTTTGTTGATGATAGCGGTGTTACTTTTGAGCAGAATTATTTTACCGCGCCCACGGTTGCTGTTCGTGACGAGAGTGGTCTGCCAACCAGAGGCGGTCAAGAAGTTATCAATCGTCAATTCTTGAGCTTCCTTGGTCAAGCCGTGTCTGAATTTTCGCAGCATAAAATGAATGTTTCAGAGGTTATTCTTCCGGCTAATACTGTACGTCAAGTCTGGTTTAAGGTCGAGGGCAGGGAGACTCAGATTCGTATGACGGTAGATAGGTCTGCTCAAGCTCAGGTTAAACAGGCGATAGCTACTTTGAGTTATTTGGATAACAATGGTGCGAAACCAGGGTATATAGACGTCAGGGTAGATCAGAGGTCGTTCTATAAGTAGGGCGGTCAACTTCTCTTCTGGATAGAGTAAGTTCTCTTTTTGTTCTATTTCTGCATGGCGTAGAAAATATATATAACAATATAAAAATATGTAAAAGTCAAATAATCGCAAAATGATAAGCTAGGGGAGTAGGGCAATAAAAATATAAAAATGTCAAATAATATAAAATACGTTGTGGAAAACTTAATAAGCTTACGGCGCGCATACTCAGAGTTTATATTGATGTAAAAATATCAATGTAGCACTCCGGCATGTATAGTGCTGGAATTAAAAAATATTTTTAAGTTCGTATTTTGTTGGTGTATATTTTTATAAAAGACGGTATGTTTTATGGGGTTGTATGTAATAGAGAATCCCCTAGCCGAATTACCAGAAAAAGTTCGTTTTATAAGGTGTTAGCGAATATATATGGACATATGTATATTCATCTTTGTGTGGTATTTATTATTGCGTAAAAGGTACATTGTGCGACGTTATAATTAGGTCATAAACACGATTACTCTATCGTCGTTTATCAATCAATAAATAACCAATGAAAGGTTTTAGCTATAATGTCTGAAGTACAATCCGACAAACAAAATATCAATGCGACTGCCCTTGTCGATAATTTTGAGATTATCGTTGGCAAGTCAAAAAAGTCTGGCAATGAATATCTGGTTGGCTCACTATATATCAAGTCTCCGATTTCTGAAACGCCGATTCGTTTGAATCTCGACTATATTGATGATAATACCCGTGAACTTCTAAAAATGGCCATTAAAAAGTTTAATGTCCAGGCTCAGAAGGATTTCAAGGAAGGAATTAACGACTAGTTCGTTTTTTGTTCGATATGAGACTAGCAGACGCAATAGCTCAAGTAATAATATCAGCCTCCCCCCTGCTGATGTTATTAATTATTCTGTTTGTCGTCTTTAGCTGGTTACGCGTGTTGATTGATAATATGAGCGGAAGAGGTCTTTAATGCTGAATCCGCTCGTATACTCGCGTCCTGAATTACTAGCATTTTCTGATCATGAATTGCTAGTACTTCAATACGAACTACTGCTCGCTGTTAGTTCCCTACTTTTCGCAATCATTGTAGTTTTTTTCCTCACGCTTTTTCTTCGATGGTTGCTCCCTAGATATTGGTACAAGCAAAATAGTTTAACTTAAGGAGGAATTAGCAGCGTGTTGTGGTTCTTATTAGGCGTTTTGATCGGTCATTACGTGCTTAACGATATTAGAAGATTTTTCAAAAGGAGACTTGAAGAATGACAAGCGATCAATTACAAGCAATTTCAAAAGCGTTCTCAGTTTCACACTTGTTAGATATATTTACGCAATTAGCCCCATTTATTTTGAGCGTGGTTGCTAGTCTGCTTGCAGTTTCGATCATTTCGTCTCTGATTAAACAACTCCGCAATCATTTTATGCTGAAGAAGTTTGAGCAGGAGGAGCTCGAACGATATGACGATGAAGCTTATATTTTAGACCTTCAAAATACTCTAGATCATTATGAAGAGTATGATAAGTATTCTGAACCGGAAGAAGCTGAATGGCATACTCTAGAGGTGAATGAAGAATATAAACGTATGACTGGAGAATACTACATTGACCCGCAAGAAATTAAAGATCACTACGCCGTTCGGTAAAGCTGAGTATTTAGGAATACTCGGATTGACGTGTGATTACGATGATATTGGAATATATATGTTGGATACTGGGGAGTATAAGGTGCTATGGGAAAGATAAACAAGTTTGTTTTTATAGCAATAACTGTCGCTATTTCAATATCGTTCGTATTCGCTCCGCTGACGCACGCTGCTAAGAAGAATGTTCCTGAGCAATTAATGAAGACTGATTCGCTGACTTTTGGCCATAAAAGATCAAAAGCATTTAACGGAAAAGACTATGATACAGAGTTTAACTATCGATATTATCAATGGATCTTTGTAAAGAAGAATAGCTGGAATTGCGATCTCTCGCAAACAAACGCTAAGGTTTTATTCGATCAGGCTATTCGTGATAAGGGCGATTGGATCATAACGGAAAGAATTGCGACTGAAGGTCTCGCTGGCGATGTTGAACCACTCTATTACATCGATATATATTTTTCAGAAAAACCGGTGAAAGATCAAGAATTAAACTGGGATAAATATAAAGGATATTATTTTTCATTGTCGGCTAAAAATGGTTGGCGACATCTTATGGTTAATCAATACTACGGTCAGACCATCGTCAATTGTGATTCTAATAACAAAAACGCGTACACGGAATATTCGTATATTCCGATTTCGAAAAATGACAAGGTTAATCCACTATATATTTTTCAATCTACGCCGAAGTATAAGCTCGGTAAAACACTTGACGGTGTAGACATCAATGATCTTCTACTTCCAGAAAACGCTGGAGAGAAGATGCAACCGGATTTCGTTTGGACGCTTGACGACAAACTTAAGTTTCGTCTCACGTACATGAAAAACGTCAAGGAGTTTGAAGATCCAAAATATCCGAAACTATCAGACTATCTCAAGTGGCACTACATTTTGAGAGAATCAGACGACAAGCGTGTAGACGGTAAAGTCATCGACGATTCGAAAAAAGGAATCAATCTCGGCTATCAATATACATTGCCAACAAAGCAATATTACAAGCTTGAAATAACTCTCGATGATTCCGATATGCCGCTTGTGTGGAATCCGCGACCAGATTTTAGCTACATTAAAAAGCGAACGTTTTTCATAAATGCTGACGGCAAAAACAAGATCGGCAATACTTTTTCTGGTGGATTGTGTGACGCTGATGGTGTATGCGTCGAACAAGAATATAAATATAGATGTGAAGATATGAGCGACACGCTTGATCGTGTGAGTTGTCGAATGAATGAACAATTTTCTGGCGGCGTGCTGAATCCGTCGTTGTTGGCAATTCGTAAATTAGTCTCGTCTCTAGCTGTTCCCGATCCGCCAAAATGTGGAATCGATATTCCATCGATTTCTGATCGACGTTTTCAAGCATTCAATCCGTCGAATGTAGTTGCTGATGCATGCGTTCGAACTAAGACGTTTCGTCAATCATTCCCGCTTGCAACAGTCGCAATCAATTTTTCGGCCGCGATTTTTTGGCTCTGGCTAATTGTTCGAATATTTAACAAGCTAACAAGTCATAAAGACGATGACATGATAGGAGAAGTGTAGCATGAATATTAACTTCTCTGCTCTATTCGACGCACTACTTTCATTCTTTATGTTTCCGCTCCACGTGATTTTGACCCCCGTCGATTATCTCCTGAAACAGATCCCGAATATCAATGTGATACCCGAATCAATTTCTGCGATCGTGAATTATGTCGGCAATATCCCCTCCACTATCGTTTCCTTAACTGGAATATCCCCTGTTATTTGGAATGCGATTATTTCCACGTTGTTGCTATATTTTGCCGTGATCCCTACTATTAACGGAATTAAAAAGCTAATTAACTGGATAAGAGGCTGATATGTCGATTGAATGGAATACATTTTTGAAAAAACGTCGTAAAGAAAAAAGAGGGTTCCCTACTGGTACAATCTTTTTTACGGGTTCGCAGGGTGCTGGTAAAAGTCTATCCGCGACTCACTATATCAAAAAGCTTAAAGATCGATATCCGAATTTGTATATTTATAGTAACATCAAGCTCAAGATAGCCGATAAGATTTTGACAAGCGACCAGATTGCCGACCATATCCTCGATGTAAAAGACGATCGACCGATTGCATTTTTCATCGATGAGATTCAGACTGTCTTATTTTCTGGTAAGAAGGCTGTTTCAATGGAAACCTTCAAGGCTATATGTCAACAAAGAAAAGCCGAAAAAACTATTATTGGTACAATGCAGGAGTTTCTAGACCTTGACATAAAATATCGTCGACAGTTGCGTTCGCAGGTGGAGTGTTTCAAGTTCGGTCCGATTCAATTCGAATTATGGAAAGATCCAGAGTCTTTACGATTCGATTCTCGGAAGAATGACTATATCGGTAAAACAAGACATATTAACATCTGGAAGCGACACAATGAAGCGTATGACATTTATGACACTTATGAGATTGTTGGTGCTACGATGGATATCGATCCGAACAAACGCGAACAATATTCAAAACAAAAACCTCAACATGTCATAATTCAGAATCAGAAGGGGTCGGCGCCCATGTAGTAGAAAATAATGCCGAGAAAGGAACTGAACCGATGGGTGCAGAGACTGTAACAAAACTTACAACCGCGTTTAACCCTGCTGGTCTATTGGACACGTTTGTTTCATTCGCGCCGTTTATTCTAGGCGTCGCTGGTACAATCATGGTCGTTGGCTTGGTAAAATGGGCAATTAAGACTGTTCGTCGTAAGTTGTCTGGCGGTGTTGCCTAACATTCGCAAAAAGTCGAATCACGCCCTATTAAGGGCGTGATTTCGGCGGTGCTTTTCCGCCCTCCACCACGGCGGGAAAAGCATTTTGCAACTTTTGACGCAAGCGTCAAAAGTTGTGTCCCTACTTGATATAGGGACACAACTTGCATACTTTTAACAAAAACTAGGGAGTATTTGGTGGCAAAAAGAATTAGTGAGGAGGGTATTTTTATAGGAGATATCGTAAAGGAATACCCAAACATGTTTAAGATTATTATTTATCACGACGGATATTATCTACCGTCCTCAGATCGTAAAGAGATCAAAAAAGTCAATAAAGAGACGCGTCGTCAAGATTCGATTCATCGATCGCTCCGTCGCACAAAAACGACCATAAAAGACATTATGTTATGCAATCGATTCGACTATTGGTGTACGTTTACTTACAATTGCCGTGCTTGTTATCCAAAATGTAATAACAATCCATGTACCTGCAATCCTTCAACCTGCAAGCGATTCGACATAAATTACACACGACGCACGCTCCAAAACTGGTACAGGAATCAAAAGAAGCATTCGCCAAATCTGAAGTACCTTGCCGTTCCTGAGTTCCACAAAAATGGTGCAATTCATTTTCATTGTATGATTAGCGGATTTAATGGCCGATTGAAGGATTCAGGAAAAAAGACCAAAAACGGTCAAACTGTCTATAATGCAGTCGGATATTACTCTGGCTTTACTGAGTTTGTGCGAATCGGTGAGAGATTCGACGACGTCGATTTTAATTCAGAATATCAACGCGTCATTAGTTATATAAGCAAGTATATAACTAAGGATATGCCACTTATTCACGGCCGTCGTCGATTTCTGACGTCAACAAACTTAAACAAGCCCGTTACGACAGTAAACGGAATTAGCAAGTTTAAGTTACAATCATTGATTCGCAACAAAAAGCCAGAGTTTATAAACGAATATCTAGAAGTTCAAAAACACGACTTCTCCATTCCCGCCTAGTCTTTTTTATTGATATTGACAAGCAGTATTATTATGATTATCAATAATAATACTGATATCATTAATTCCCCCATCGTAAATGAGTGAAAAATAATTCCATTATCAAGTATTTTAGTTCCGTTTGTCAT